ATAACCCAATGCAGTCTTATCACCAAAGAGTAGAATTCCTACACCAGGTTGGTTAATGATTGCATTAACTCTTTGTGGATACAGGCGATCTCTTTGTGCTCTGCTTGGATTGTATGCAAGTTTAACTGCATTATTAAGGATTCCTCTTTGCTGACCAGCAGGTGAGAACCAAGGATATGCATTGATAGAAGTTCTAACCATTAATCCAGCAACATCTGGGTTACATGGGAGATAACGGAATTTGTTATTGAATCTATCATAAGTATACTTATATCCACTATCAAATACTGCATATGAAGAGGAAGGCAGTGAACTATTAACACCACTGAAGAACTCGATGATATTATTAGTTTGTGAATCGGTGTTTGTTTGATCTACAACACCTTGTCTATGTGGTGAAATAACAGCAATACAATCTCTTCTCTGATTTGCAATAGAAATCAGTTTAGTTGCTTTTGCTTGTGATTCATAGATATCACTACCACCACTAGGTCCTTGGAGAATAAAGTCAACTGCAACTTCATCTTTATTTGAGAATAAATCGTATGATGAAATGATTTTACTCAATTCTGCCTTCATTCCACCGGAAGTGCTATAATCAACACCACCACCTAATGTATAAAGTTGGTTGCCGATTGCACTAAATACTCTATCCTGTGCGTCAAGGTTCCAGAGACCTTGAGCATTTGTGTTTACAGCAAATCCACTTGAGAAACCAGTCTGATAAACTACAGCACTATTTCCTGAATCTGAAGGATTGTCGCCAACGTAAAGGTTTGGTGATAGTTGACCAACATAATTCTTCCAGAAAATCTTTGTTGGTGAATTGGATGCACTTACTGCATCAGTTGCCTTGGAAAGACCAATATGCTTTTCAAGAAGATTTCCTTTAATTCCAGTGATTGTTCCTAGATCATCGAAAGCTACAATGTGAATTTCATCACTCTTACCATTTCTATCCGCAGCATATTGTGATGTTCCTGGTTTTGGTGCCAGTGACTTCCAGAAGATATCTCCACCATTTGTTAGAGAAATCTTTTGCTGCTCATACCAATCAACAACACCACTTGCTGGGATCGATGTTGTTGCAACAGAAGCTCCTGAGTTGTTTACATAGGAGATTGAATTTCCCACTTGGAATGAATTTCCGGGAACTCCCTCTGCATAATCAACTGCTGTTTCTGTTCCTGTAGAACTTACTCTGGAAATGATCTTAACATCAACAGAATCTTGCCCAACTCCAGTAACGATTGCTTTCAAATATCCACTGAAAGATGAAGTTGAACCAGCGCCAACAGTTGTGATATTGGATAATGGTGCAGTTACTGCGTAACCAACTTGAACATTTCCGGATGCTACAGTATCACCAAATTCAAGTGATTCAACGAAACCATTTGTTCCAGTTGATGCTTTTGATAAGGTAATAAGACCTGTGGAAATACCAACAACAGTTGTTCCTGATCCAATTTCATTACCTCTTACTTCATCACCAAGTTGAATACCTGCAGTGGTGCTAACTCCAACTTCTAATGGATTGGCGGTATATGTTCCAGTTGTTGTTACGCCTACAGTAAATGTAAATGTTCCTGTGCTAATTCCTGAGATTGTTTGGTCTGCCTTATCGTCAATAATAGCAACCCTAACACCATTTGCCCAAGAACCTGGATTCTTTGATGCAAATAACCAATTTACAGTATCCTGTTCAGATACATTTAATTCATAATCATCAAAGTTTTTGATTTTTAGATTGGCAGTGCTTCCTGTTCCTACTGATAGAACATTAGCATTTGCTAATTTCTCTCCATCTGCTCTTACAACTTTGAGAATACCTCCATATGAGAGGTATGATGATGCACTCATCCAATACTCGTATTGGGAATCCGTTGAAAGAGGCTTACCAAAAACATTGATTAAATCTTGTTCTGTGGTAATGTCAATTGGTTCCTCAACTGGGCCAAGTGGGAAAGGTCCCGCAATAGCACCAATGTTATCTAAAACATTATCAGCTCTTCCTACAGTTAGGTCAACCTCCCTGATCAGTACACCGGGAGATAATTGAGGAGTCGCCATTTAAATTTCTCCTGAATCTCAGTTTATCTAAAAAATATTTAGGAAAAATAAGATTTTCAGTGGGGAAACAGTCAATGAACAAAATATTACCAATCTGGATATTCCCAACTATTATTTAATTTTTTCCGATTCCTCAAAATTCTTTTTATAGTACACTCTTTACATTCATAAGAATATGAAGAAGGAATCAATCCTCTATTTTTTCTAGTCCTATAAAAATTTGCAAGTAAGTTTTTAATTTTGCCACAAGATCTACACTTTCTATCATTTAATAATAGATGTCCTAATTTTATTTGTCCGTCAAAATCATCATCTATTTCCATTACTGATAGTCCCACATATAAGACATATCGCCATATTCGTCGGTGAACCATCTATCACCATTATTGTCAACGAATGATCCTTGATCATTAATTCCATCGCTTACAAAACCAAATGGTGCCATATCTTGCTCTATTTGATTTTTTTGTTCTTCATATAATCTTTTTCTAATATCTTGATCGGTCAGTTCTTTGAAATAGTCTTGTGCAACTAACCAAGCATAAATTACCAAACACATTGCAAGGTCATCATTACATCCATCTTCTGCTTCAAATGAATTATGCTTTGATACGAAAGTCGTCAATTCGGATATAATCTCATAATCATTGAAAATTAGTTTATCTTCTTCTACAATTGTTTTGAGATTAAGTGCTCCGATCTTTTTAACAGTTTTGGACATCTTAACTCCCATTTGAGTTTTCTTTCCCGAGAATCCTTGCCCAACAACTTGCCCTGCTCTACCCCTCATTGAGCACATTAAAATATTTTGATACTCAAGATCATAATGAAGTAAAGATGCTACTTGATCTCCAATATCATTTACTTCACAAAGAATATATGCACTATTGTAATTTTTGGCAACTTCGTATATAATGTTGGGATACATCATAGGTTTTATTTCATTATTCCTATATTTGGCAACAACCCTATGAGGAAACTCTGTAATATCAAACACAACAAAAGCAGAGTAATCTTCACTCACTCCTCTCGCAACGTCAACAGTAATTACATAATCGTGCTTTTCTTTTGAATTCTCATAAATATCCAATCCCGCATTCCTAACTATAGGATTTTCATAGATAAAAGATTTTAACTTTGATGGTGCAATCAAAGTATCTACCGACCCTAAGAACTCACACTCAAACTCAACTTTAAATTGTGCCTCCGAAGTATTCGCAATAGTTTGTGCCTTCCAAGCAGCATCTCTACCAGGAACTTCGGACCAATGAACATCCGTAGGAATATATTCATTCTTTCCTTTCTCAGCATCATTCCAATACCTATAAAAATGGTTCATCCCGTGAGGGGTAGAAACCATTATGACTTTTGTGCTTTTGCCAGAAGTAATAGTAGGATAAACAGATGCAAAGAAGGAGTCAGCGATGTGATTAGGGACGAACGCGAACTCGTCGAGAAAGAGGATATTGAACGACATGCCTCGGACAGCACTTGCAGATGTAGAAGCTGCCAATATCTTACTGCCATTTTCCAACTCGATAGAACCTTTATTCCAGGATATTATACCCTGCTGCATCCATTTAGGTAAGTTTTCATAAGCAGTTGCAAGTCTCTGTAATAATTCTCTTGCGGTTGCTGCTTTGTTTGCTAGAATGCCAATATTTACACTATCATTAAAAATAAGGTAATGAAGAAGATAAGATACCACAGTTGTAGACTTTCCAGTCTGCCTAGGCATCTTACAAATATTAAATCTATTTTTATGAAATGTATTGATTAATTTTTCTTGAAAATCATATGGTCTGAACTGTGTCAAACCTTCATCAAGAGAAACAATTTTAATATAATTGTTTGCAAAATATACCGGATCTTCTTTACATTTAATAAATTCTAAAACCTGCTCCTGAGAAAACTCAATAGGAGTATTTGCTTTTTTTAATAGTGGATTACCAAGATATACATCACTCATATTTTTATTACGTTAAATCGTAAAAACCTAATGCACCAATAATATCTGCTGCTCCAGTTATT